GAATTTTACTTGCCCTTGCCTAAATAAAGGATCTTTGCCTTCCATTGTAATTAATTTTAATGCATCAATTAGTGTTTCATCAAATGCAATGAATTCACATTCATGCTCACGTCTAAATCTTTCTTCTCCAATTCTACCACGTTCTTCTTTAGCCCAATCATTATCTCTTTCAGGATGTTCAGACCAGTGTACAAAGATGCTTTTGAATCCATTACGACCTGTTCCGTCTTTTGTGGGATTTCCGTACTCATCTGTTTTATTATTTGCACCTCTCCATATTTGTGAAAACTGATCATCATCTTGATTTGGTGTTGATGTAATAATACATTTACCACCTGTTGATAATGTTGGTGACAACGAAGTCCAAAACTCTCTAGCTTTCTCCATAGGATCAACAAATGCAAACTCATCTAAGTATATGAGTGATATGGACATACCACGTCCTGTTGTTTCTGTTGTTGTTTGTGCAACAATTCTTGATCCATTATCAAAATCAATTGATCCTTTATTATATGATGTTACTCCACATCTAATATGATCAGGACATTCTTCATATGCAAATCTTACACGTTGCATGATTTCTTGAGCACCTTGAAATTTGTGTGCCGCAATTAATATTGTTTGGTCTTTGTGAAACATTGCATACCATAACAAGTATCCTGCCGCACAGGTTGTCTTACCTGTCTGCCTCGCACACATGGCGATTGAAAATCTGTTGTTGTGATAGTTGTCCATTAATCTTACTTGAAAATCGTAAGGATTAAATTTCATTCTACCTTTGGTAGGATGTTGCACCCACATAAAGTTTTTACACCAATGCAGATATCCTTCTTTGGTATTAGAACATTTAATTAAGTCTTCTAATTGTTTTTCTGTATACTGCGTTTTGGCGTGAGCTGTTTTTACCAGATTGCCATCTAAACTTTTTCTAACCATACTAGTATTTATATACGTACTTAATTCTTATATGTTGTGAAAACAGCTAGTCCTAGTTTCTTGCTTATACCTGCTTTTCTAAAGTTACTAGCACAATGTAGTCTTAATGAATCAAACCCAACCACACTACCAATTTTCCAATCAAACATTTTAAGTATTGAAAGTCCTTCAATATGATTTGGTGGTATATGACTCAGGTATTTTGTTTTAATATCAGCATCTATACCTTTATCATTAATACCTTCAACTGTATCATAATTGTATAAGTTGTAACTAATTTTATTATCATATCTGACTCCTCTGTCTTTGTTTCTAAGTTCATCGCTATCGCCACCTAAAAACTTTGTAGGACCTCCATAATAAAATTGTTCAAACATTATTAATTTTGCATTTTCGCAATTACCAGATTCAACCCATAAAGGCATTGTGAATGCTTTAAAGGTTCTAGGTAAATGTTTAGCATCATCATTATGTATTCTATGAGGTTGTGTTGCTAGAAAAAATGTTGCATTACGAACTTCAAATTTTCCAACTTGCTCTTGTAATCTATCAAGTACAAATTGTATTGCATTGGCACCACCTTTGTGATTTGCTTCTGGTCCAATTAAACCAAGATGACCTAGTTTTCTTGATTTTTGGTCAAGCAAACTTTGTTTACTAAAAAAATAATCTTTGAGATTTTCAACTTCTGCTGTGGATAGAAAGTTCTCTATCTGCCATGGGTCAGATTGTGTTTGCTTAATTAAGTTTATCTGTTCTGTAGATCTCATCACTACTATTTAACTCAAGAAAGTAGTCAACATTATCAATTATGCCTTTATAACCACTGGCATGAGACAAATAAACTTCATTGATTACAGCATCAATATGTTCATGCCAGTGTGTTAAAAATTTGTGTGTTCGTGGGTAGCGGGGAGAATAGTCATGATACTGCCACATGAACTCCTGTAAGATATTATTATAATCTGGCATCCAGTATAATACCTTTAACATTGTAAGTCCATGATTTTGAAACTCAAGTACCATAAAAATATTTAACCAATTTGGTCAAATATTATGTACTGTGTTTCAACCAGAGGTCATCAAATATATTTTTATCGTACGGTGTAGAATGAAGTTTTACAAAGTGACTGTTTAAGTTCCAGTAAATTCTTTCTCTAGGTTCTAGATGCTGAAAAGTTCTGCCCATTATAACAGGATCCCAGTCTATAAAATTTATTTCTTTCTTTTGATTTACTAATAAATTTGATAAATTGTAATCTTCAATACAAAATGGTTTAGTTTTTTTATAGCATAAGATCACTGATATTGCTATCCAATTTCTCCATGCCGTCCAGTTAGGAAATTCTGATGCAAACTCTCTTGGATCTTTGCCATCAATTTTTTTCATTTCATAACAAAAATAATCGTCTTCATAAAAAACTTTATAATCAACTATCATATCTTTTGTAGCATTGTTTACACGGTTAACGCCGTCAGATACTTTTTGATTATATTCTTCTTTGTTGAATTCTGGTTCGTTGTCCATCATTCCTTCAGGCCAGTTCCAGTAGGGTCTTAAAAATTTAATATAAGAGTTGGATTTTTTTATTACAAATGAATCTGTAACTATATGATTAGTACTGTCTAGTATTAACTCTGAAAGATATTGTCTAAAGTTGGACATTGATTGTCCTTATTGTGTTAGTCTTTGTAAACAGGTAAGCCAGTGTCTTCATCAATTGCAATAACTTCTTTTTCTTTAAATGTTTTGTATTCTTCTTGCAATCTTTTAACTGTTTCATCTTCAGTTTCTTCTAATGGATTATCACCTTGTTTCGCCGGTACGTATCTAAATGATTTATATTTTTTCTTTTGTGTTGTAAAATCATCAGTTTTAAAATGTCCTGGTGCAGTTTTTTTATACTCTTCACTTGATTCTGTTGCTTCTGATACTTTCATTTCATCTCCTTCAGCGTTTATTCCATCATCTTCTAAACATTTTAGAACACGATCTAATGAATGTTCTGTGTTTACTACTACTTGATCATTTCTTACTTCAACACCATCAACGTCAGCATCTGAACAACCACCTTGTTTTAGAGTACGTTCAATTGTAGGAACAATTGATCTGTCTTCATCTAAATCAAAATCATTAGTATCAACTGTTAGTAAATATTTTGCCATTATTTTGTACCTGCCTTATAAGCTGTAGTATTTAGTACAGCTTTATTTTTTGTATCTGGTTTTACATCTTCTGGTTTAGACGGCTTTGCATCTGTTTTATCATCAACCATAAGTGCATTTTCAACTTCTACTTTGCCATGTGCGGCGCTTTCTTCTTTATTTTTTTGTAATTTTGCTAAAAAACTTTTTTTGTGTTCTTCACCGTAAATTGGTCCATCAGTTTTAACTGACTCTTCTTCGTCATATTCTGACCCAACATATGGTTCATAGTCTTCTTCTTTAGAAGCCATTCTTAAAACTTCTTCTGCATTTTCTAATTCTCTTGGATCGTTGGGTTGTCTAACAATAATGTTGTCAACTGGTATTCCCATATGATCTGCTAGTGTTCTTTTCAACGTGTCGTGACTTACAGGCATAGTTGTTTTTACTTCAACAATACTTACTTCTGTATTAACAACATTTTCTGAAAAATCTAGTGGATGTTCTTGCATAATTGTTTTTTTGACTGAACTTATTTCAATTGGGTCAAATCGTGATAGTGTATTTTCGATAATGTTTACGTCATCATCTGTTAATATGCCTGCTACTTTAATAACAAACTCATGCTCTTTAACTGATTCTGCAAGATACTCTTTAAATGTTTTCATACTAATATGTCCTATTTAATTATATTTATTTATCGTCGCCGTTTTCTTGCTGTTTTACTTTTTCAGCTAGTTTATCTAGTAATTCGTTTCTATCGCCCATTACGTAACCTTCACCTTCGATAATTTCATCTTTATTATATGCTTTTCCGCCCATTTGGTCAACTCTTTGTTTCTTTAACTGTAGCTCAATCATACGTAATTTCTTATCTGCTTTGGCATTTTTGGCTTCTACAGCATTTTTCATCATGTTTGATGCTACTTCAAATAGTTTTCCTGAGAATCTTGTTTCAGAATTCATACCTAAATCCATAAGATCTTTGTACGATTGCATGGCATCCTTGGCATATGAGTCCATATCCATATCGTGTGATTCTAAATCCTTAACCTGTGGGAGTGCGTTATCAATTCGCTGTGCGACTGATAATGCTTCTTTTACTTTGTCTGGGCTTACTTGTATATCGCTGTGATCTTGTTCGTCACTGTTTTCGCTATCGACTTGATCTTGTTCCAAATCTTGACTGCCCATTCCTTCATCTGAACTGCTATCATTTTCAGGTCCATTTTCGTTGTCCTTATCGTTTTCTAGTGCCTCTTCCATACTAGGCAAATTAAAAGTTTCTTCTAATTTTTTATTCATTGGCTACTTCCCATTAAAGCTGTATATAACTATTTAGCTTTTCATTTGGTAAATGTTATCTTCATTTAACACTCTAAAATTTAGGCCTTTCTTTTTACACCAGGCCGCACAGGCTTTCCATTTAGCACCATTAACTGCCAAATGAGCTTTGTCTCTTTTACTCTTAACAGCTTCAAGCATAGTTTGTGATCTTGGTTTTATTTCAACCAACTCGCCATTCTTTTTTCCTTGTTTGTCAACATATACTACTAGAAAATCTGGTACGTAAACAGTTACCTTGCCTGTAAATGGATGCTTGTATGGAATTCTCACAGGTTCACTATCCCATGTTAATACATTTGGGTGAGTATCACACATTCTCATAAATGTTAGTTCCCAGCTGGATCTATAAAAAGGTGCTTTCTTACCAGCATACTTTTGTGGGTTCTTTAGATCGTATACGCCTTTTGCAAATTGTTTCATAGTTATATTTAATAACTAATTTCTCTAGATACTTGAGGCTTTGCTGTGTCGCCTTTTTTGATACTGACGTATTTGCTTGATTGTGGTCTAAATTTGTTAAGATAGTATGTACCAGCAGATGTTAATTCAATCTTGCCGTCTATCATTTTAAATAATTTTTCTTCTGCTAATTTTGTAGACTTACCTGCTTCTAAAATCATCAGTGCTATTGTTGATGCCAATGATTCAGACGCTCCATTCTTTACCAACTGTCCAAAAACAAAATCATATTTTTGTGGATGTATTGCTGGTGAGTACGTGCCTGTTAGATCACTTATTTTTCTTAACAGTACAGAAATTAGATCTTTGTCAGGTGTTCCTGGCTGTTTGTTTTTTGTTACAGATTGATTGCCATCAAATTCAGCATGAGCACCTAAGTTTTCAACTAATTCTGTTGATCTTGATTTTATGTTCTCGTTATCCATTATACCCAAGTTCCTGATGATTTAGGTCTGTTTCTACTTGTCTTTGGATCTGGATTAGGAACAATATATGTTTTACCATTTATGTTTCTCATTTTTTGTCCAGACTTTAATGTACCTTTAAATGGTTTGTACCCAGGTGGTACTGCTTTAACTGGATTGTTTGATACTGCGGTTGTTGATCCTGATGCAAAATTTCCTGAAGCTAAATTTGATTGTAAGTTTGCAAAGTCCGATCCCATTTGACTTTTTATATTACTAAAATTAATATTTGATACATTTGATAATTGATTGTTTATACTACCACCTATATTACCTAGTACATCACCAACTGGGCTTGTGGTTTGATTTGTTATACCAGCACCTGAAAAAACTTTGTTGACTGCATCGCCAACACCGGCTTTTACTGAACTGACACCATCTGTTACTGCTGAAGTTACTTTTGAAACTTCACTATTAACTTTGTCTAAGAAGCCTGCTTTGTTGTCTAATGCACCGCCGGCGTCTGCTACTTTAGACAGAGCCGAACTTGCATCGGCACTATTAGGCAAATCAACTGCTACAGAGTTTGTTGAAAATTTTCCAGCGGATGGTATCGATGATGCGGCATCGTCAGAAAATGCAGGATTGGTACCTGTTACTGCTGATGTTGAACCTGGTACTGAACCTGTTGCTGAAGCAATGTCATCTGCTGTTGCTGAATTTTCTCCTGCCTTGAAGGCTGGATTGTTAGGATCTGTTCCACCATTTTGTACTCTTGCTTCTAAATCTTGATTGTATTTTTCTTGATTAGCGGCCAATTCTGCTTTTGCTTTGTCGTTGTTAAAAGGATCTAATCTACTCTTTAATAATTCTTCATAATTGTTTGAATCATTTTGAGCTGGTTGTGTTCTTAATGTTTTTTGTTCTGAATAAGGCTCACCAAATCTACCAACTGTTTGATTAAACATATCATCCATCAAAGGAACTCTTGCTTTTGATTTAACAAGATCTTTAGGTGTTGAAGATTCACCAAATCCTACACTTAACTCTTCTACTTGATCATATATCACATTTTCAAATGCAAACTGCATATTAATTTCAAATGGTTCTGAACTTGCATAATCACCAGGTGAATGTTCTGCCGCTATACACATTGGATGAATAAATCTAATTAAGTTATATTTTCCGTTGTATACTTGAAATAATTTTAATTCTTTAATTGCTTTATGATTTGTTCCTACTGAATATCCATCAGCAAGGCTTCCGGTTCCTGACTTTAAAGGCCTTAGCCCGTGATGTTGTGTTGACGTAAAGTAATCATCTTGTGCTAACATATTGTTTGCAAAATTTATTTTTGATGCTGAACCTTGTGCTGATGAACCAGCTGGTTCTGTTAACGATGCTTCTAAAAAATGATATTGATAGATTGCATTCCAAAAACGCCATGCAAGGTTATCAGCTGTATCATGCATTGAAATCTGTATAGGATTCCAGTCAATTTTTTTAATTACTGGCTTTTTTCTATTGTATTGATTCATCATCTCGTATTGAATTTGAAAACGAGGTAAATCAACTTGCTTACATATGAAACCTAATTTTTTTGAATCTTGTGTCAGTTTGTCAAAAGTGTGTGCTGACGTTTTTGCCGCAATTTCTTCTAGGTCACTTGTATACTGACTTAATAAACTTGAAACTTCTGTGTTTTTGTTGAATACAAAAACTGCAAAATATTGAAATCTTGATTTGGGTGCGGACGTGATAATAGAGCGAAAGCCCATGATATCTGACGCGATATTCGGTGGCAATACAAAAAAGTTTGTGTCGTTACGAATTCTGTCGCCAAAAGCCATGGGCTATCCTCTAAAACCTTATTATTACGATACGTTTGTACCGCCTGCTAGAGTTGGGTCACCGAAACCAGCTGTTTCTCTAACTTTACCAGGTCCGTAGTTGATTGCGTTATCAAATCTTACAGTCATAATAACCTGTACTGGTTCTGAAACTGCATAATCTGAATCACTGTAATCTACGTTCTGTAAGAAACAACCTTCCAATTCCCATTTCTCTACCTCAGTGTCACCTGCTGTACCACCATCAAGAATATCAATCTGTGTTGTAAACTTGAAGTTGGATCCTGCACCAGGTGAAGTTTGGTTAAAGTGGTTTAACTGTGCTTGTACTTGCTGACCTACTAATTTAGTAATATTGTTATTAGCGTCATCCCTCAACGTAATTGTAATTTGTTCCCATGTGTGTTTACCTTGCATATAAGCTCTTGAGTTGTAAACATCTACTGGAATCTCTTCGTAAGAAACTTTTGGTCTCGTTACGTTCATCACTTGTTGAGTTAACTGTACAGTTGAATCATTACTACCAAAACTAAAGAATATAACTCTAAATCTATATTTTAGTTTCGGTTGTAGAATACCACCTCGACCCGATCCATCACCGAACGGAACTCCGAATTTTGATAGTGTTGCCATATTAACTCTCCTAAACTCTCAGTCTATAATAATATTTATAGTAATATCTTATAAATCTGAAAAACCTTTAATATTAAAGGGTTCTTTAAAGGTATTGAGCGAGAAAATCTCGCTCAAAAACCCTAATTTTTACTAGTTGCTCAAAGACTCACCAGTATTTTTAATTCTTACTGGTATGTAAATGAACTCAATTGCTTTAACAGGCTGAATTGCTATATCAATATACAATTCATTTCTGTCAATTCTAGCTGGTGTATTGTTTGTATCATCACAAACTACTAAGAAGTCAAAAAGAGCTCTTTTTGTAATTAACTCTTCTAAGAATCTGTTGAATGTATCTTCAACCTGACCTCTAGTCATGATGTCATTTGGTTCAAACAAGAACGGTTTAGCCAAATTGTCTAACTCGTATCTTAAGAACGCCAATAGTCTAGCTACATTTACTCTGTCCATAGCTGATGCTACAGATGCCAATGTTTTTTGACCAAACACTACTAAACCTCTATTTGGTATAAATGCAATAGGGTTAATTTTGTTTGCGTATAATGTATCTCTT